AAGAGAGCTGCGGATTGAGTCACGGTATATCGAGGTCTTACGACCGTCGGATGCTGTGCAACAACATGTGGCTCCCGGCATACATTCAATTGTCATTGTCGGGGGCCAGAGGTTTGGCGTGGTCGAGTCTGCCGCTGAAATCGAAACTCTTGTTAAGGACTGTTTAACGACGGATGGACAGTGATGCCCATCACCGAGCATGGCGCGAAGGTTGCCGGATCTGTCGTCGAAGGTTTGAAAAGCCAGCCGCTGGCGCTTGGCCTGATTGTCCTGAACATTACCTTCATCCTGTTCACCACATGGCTCGCATATACAATCAATCAGAGAACCGAAAGCCAATACCGGGTGAAGGATGAGCAAACCGCGATGCTGTTGGCAAAATTAGATCAGATTGCCGATGTACGGGCACAAGTTCAGGCGATCAGCGAGCGCATTACCGGCAATACAGCTCTGGTAAAAGGCATCGCCGAGTCGGTCGAACGTCTGAGCAAGGTGGAGGAGGATCACGAACGACGCTTACGGGATCTCGAAAGACAGAAACCATAGGAGAGCATGATGGGACGCAAACCGGGGCCGAAACCTAAGCCGAGACCTACCCCAAAACCGAAACCGCCGGAGGAGCCAGAGCCGGAGCCAGAGGAGGCTGCGTAAATGCCGAAAGAACTCGCGCCGACTAAATATTTCCTGCATCCGAGTTATGTGTCGTCGCCCAAGCTGGTCAATGACGCGGTGAGGGCGGCGGTGCCAGCGGTCAACTTCGGGCCATTCGGCAGCTACGACAACGCGCTGGGTCAGGCGATTATCGCCAAGGCATTGAACAAGCCGACGATGTTCACGCCTATGGCCGTGCTTGATCCGGAGGTTGCGAGGTATCAGTTGGACAAGAATTTGCCATAGAGTCGGCTGCCGCGCGGCGTTCCCCGCCCACGGCAGCATGGCGCGTGAGGCCGATGGCTGTCCTCGTCCCGTCGGCCTCATTGCCGAAAGGTGACGCAAATGAGATTCGTCATCAGCGCAGGCCACGGCCTTTATGTACGCGGAGCCGTGGGGCCGGAGCCATACGGCATTGATGAGGTCGATGAAGCGCGGCGCGTGGTGCCTGCGGTAGCGGATTATCTGAGAAAGCTTGGTCACGAGGTTGTCGAGTTCTTTGAGAACGACGCCAAGACGCAACAAGACAATCTGGAAAACATCGTCGCCTTTCATAACAGCCAGACACGCAATCTCGACGTATCAATTCATTTCAATGCCTACATTCCCACCGATGGCGGACGCGGCACGGAAGTCCTGCATGTGAGCCAGGAGGCGCTCGCCACCAAGGTCGCGGCGGCGATTGCCGAAGCCAGCGGTCTCATAAACCGTGGTGCGCACAAGCGCAGCGATTTGTATTTCCTCAACATGACCGATGCTCCCGCGATCCTGATCGAGACAGCATTCGTGGATGCGGAAGCGGATGTCGAGCAGTACGAAAGGAATTTCGACGCCATCTGTAAAGCCATCGCCGATGTCGCCGGGCCGGTGACTTCGGCCACGTTGCGGGCCAAGGGCAAGGTTTCTTGGTTCGGCGGACCGGACGATGATGGCGTTACACCGGATGAGGGTCTGGCATTCCTGTATTCGGTCGAGGACAAGCCGGATTTATTTCTCGACGAGCAACCGGCAAACACCACCGGCCTAGCGCGGCGATTAGATCCCGACGAGAATTACATCGCCATGCGTTGGGACTATGATGTTTTCCCGAAGGACTTTCTGCGCGGTGACGTCATGGCGCTGGTTCTGGCACCGAAAACCGGCCTGATGCTTTTGGCCCACCCGGCCGATTGGGGACCGCATACCGACACCTCGCGGGTAGCCGACATATCACCGGGCCTGATGGATGCGCTCGGCATCGAGACGAACGATGAGGTCGAGGTCATTTTCCCCTATGCAGGAGGACCGCTCGGATGACTGAAAGATGCGGCGGTTGCTATTTTGGCAAGCTGATTAGCGAGGACATCACCAAGCGTCTGTGCCACGGCGCACCGCCGACCTCGATTCAAGTACCGGCTCCGGGCGGACAGATGAGCTTCCGCATGGCGCGGCCGATTGTCGATGTCAGCGACGAGGCATGTGCGCTCTATCGGCCGAAGGCGGCGGTCATGCAGCAGCTCACCGACATGAATGATGGAGCGACCAAGCAATGAGTTACGTCCGTTACGTCAAGGATTCGCTGCACAACTTCGTCACCGGCCTCGGCCAATGGGGCATCGACCGCAACAAGGCCGTCGAGTTCACGCTGTGGCTGCTGGATCGGGCTACGTTGGAGAACATGTACCGCGGCGATTGGCTGGCGCGGGCCATCGTCGATGCGCCAGCCGAGGACATGACGCGGGAATGGCGGTCATGGCAGGCGAGCCAGCAGCAGATCGAGGCCATCGAGTCCATCGAAAAGACGATGGATCTCCGCCGCAAGGTCAGGCAGTGGATTTCCAAGGCACGGCTCTATGGTGGTGCTGCTTTAGTGATCGGCGTTGATGACGGCAACGATCCGAGCCAAGCGCTCGATCTGGAAAAGTGCAAGAAGGGCTGTCTCAAGTACATCGTCGTGCTGCATCGCTGGGAGCTCAACGCGGGGCCGCGCATCTACAACGTGCTTGATCCGTATTACACGCGCGCGGCCTATTACACCGTCGCCACGCCGATGTTCGGCTTTCAGGGCGAGACAGGTGTGACCTATCCGACGATACCCGGCCAGAAGCCACAGCCGCCGCCGGGATCAATCAAGGGCTTCATCACCAATTTTACTTCGAATGTAATTCCGTTCGGCAACCGGCAAAAAGGCGAGCCAGGCGGGCGCAGTCCGGCGGGCGTGTTGCAGAACTATCCGTACACGACGCCGACCAACATCGGCCTGACACAGATCCATCCCTCGCGCATCTTGGAGCTGCCGGGATTGGAGCTGCCGGATTGGCGGCTGGCGCCGCTGGGCGGCGGCTGGGGCGACAGCGTGTTGCAGACGGTGGTGGATACGCTGCAATCGTTCATCCAGAGCTCGCAGTCGATTGCCTCAATTGTCTCTGACGGCAAGCTCGATATCGTGAAGATCCCCGATATGGCGCTGCGCCTGAAAAATACGGATTACAAGAACAGGCTGATTGACCGCTTCACGCTGTCGGCACAAACCAAGTCGGTGATTTCGGCGCTGCTATTGGACAAGGAGGAGGAGTGGGAGCGCGTCAACACGCAGTACAGCGGCCTGCCAATGATCCTGCACGAATTCCTCACCCTGGTTGCGGGCGCGGCAGGCATTCCGGTTAGCCGCATATTCGGCACGGCAATGGGACAAGGATTGCATGGCGGCGCGACCAGCGGCGGTCCCGACGATCTGCGCAACTATTACGACCATTGCGTGAACCAGCAGAAGAATGAGATCGCGCCGCGCTTAGGCATGCTCGATCAGGTGATGATGCGCAGCGCCTTCGGCAAACCCGATCCCAACATGCGCTATGAGTGGAATCCCCTATGGCAATTATCGGATGCCGAGAAAGCGGACATTGCCTTGAAGAAGGCGCAGGCGACGCAGATTTACGCGACCAACGGCATCCTCAATGAAGATGCCTTGCGACGCGGCGTCGTCAACCAGCTTATTGAGGACAGCGTATATCCCGGTCTGGACGCGGCTATTGACGAATTTGGTGAAGAACCAGAGGAGCCGGAATTAGGAATAGGTGGGACAGGGGGCTATGGTCCCGGTGAGCTTGAACAACCGGAAGTGTCACCTAACCCCGAGGAGCAAGGGCACACAGGATCGCAGGGCGAATGAATCTCCCCGAGCTGCCGGTGGTTAATCCGGATACATTGGCATTCCCGCCGCTACAACTTCCGCAAGAGCAAGGCTCGATGTCATGCGTGTGGCCGGGGGACTTGGAGATTCTCGCCGCGCTCGCCGCATCGCTCCGTCCCTGCCATCGCGTACTGGAGATCGGCGCACATCGCGGCTACACGGCGGCGACGCTGCTGGCCTCATTGCCGCAGATCAAGCATTGGACCGCCATCGATGTAATTCACGGCCAATACGCTACGGAATACCAACAGCAGCAGTGGGAAGTGCCGACAGATCCCGGCTACTTTGCCAAGCATGACAAGCGCTACCGGCTGCTCCTGCGCAAGCTCGGATCATTCGACATTCACCACACCGAGGTATCGCCTGCCGATTTCGTGTTCATCGACGGCGATCACGGCGGGCGCGCGGTGGTCAATGACACCTTGCTGGCGAGGCAGATCACACGGCCCGGAGGCATCATCGTCTGGCATGATTATTATCCGCAAGGCAAAGAACCGATTGCCGTGGGCATCACCATGTTCCTGCACCGTCAACTGGAAAACGGTCATGACATAAAACGCATCGACAACACCTGCATCGCCTTCGAGGTTGTGTGATTAACGGGGATTGATCGAAAGATAGATTGAGAATCGATGCTCGACGCATTAAGTCTATGTGGTCCCCGGACCTCTGTCCCCCGTTCCCCCCGGTATGCGGAGGTCACAGACGCGCGGGCGGGACGTGACCCCACAAAGACGTTCCGCCTGCGTTCCAAGATGCGGTCAGAGGGTGACCGCCGCTGGGCGCTTCTCAACAAGACAATCCGTCAGGCTTTCATCGAGCACGATCTGGTCGGTATGCGCGGCGTCGGCCGCCTGCCCTTTGCCGACAAGAGCGAGGGTTTCGCGGCATGGCTGCGCCAAGAATTGGCGCACAAGGTTTTCGGCATGGATGGCAGGTGGCTGTTGCCCTATGTGCGCCACGCTGCGGCAATTGCGCAGACACACGCCGAAGGCCATGCGCCAGGGAGCAAGGTTGATCCATTACGCATCAAGATGATGGAGAACTATGCGGTCAACGAGCTGCGCGGGATCGTGGAGGCCGCACAGCAGCAGATTGTCCGGATGGTCACGCACTCGATCATGGCCGCCGATTCGCCAACTAAAGCGGCAAACGCTCTGGCTCCTGTATTCCGGACAATGCGGAACCGAACAAGGGCAATGAGCGAGTACGTGACCGCCAAGACGCACGCCACCTGCACGCTCTCGGCATTCCGTAATGCCGGAGTTACCAGCGTCGGCATTATTCCGGAACGGCACAAATTGCACGATTGGGGACCGGAAGCATGGGAAGCCTCGGCGTTGGCGCGGAAAGGACGAGCCAAGGCATTAGCCCGCATCGCGCGGGCGGAAGCATGGGCGCGTCGGTACAACAAGAAGCACCCCGGTCCTCGTCCCGGCGACAGGCCCAATGCCGCCGTGCTCGGCTACAGCTACTCAAGCGAGAATTTCGGTGTCGATACCGAGGACGCTCGCAAGAAGCCTCTGACCCCGCGTGAGGCCGCCGAGTTGCCGTGGCGCGGCGAGCAGCGCGT